AACTAAGTGGTGCTGCTCACGTTGCTCCAAGTGGGACACCTGCTGATGTTCAAGGTATCGGCAAGGTAATTCAGGCCGATGGTGGAGAATTCACAGTTGTTGTGTCTTCCTCTGTTTCAAGCTACGGAGAAAAGAAAATTAAGTTCAACTTTGACGACAGTTCTTCCAAGTTCGCTAGAAAGGCATTTAACACTAACCCACATAAGATTCACTCTGGTCAGCTTTTTTACCCAGCAGCTTCTTTTGAGCCTTACTGGCTTTCCGAGACTTATGAGCAGTCATTAAGATTCAACAGCCTAATTGGTACTTCTGATTATAGAGGCGTCATTCTTCCAATCGCTCAGAGCGGTTCAACAACCACCTCACCATCAAACATGAGAAGCGAGTACAAGGATGCGGCAACAGGCTGGTTTATTGGACAAGACCTCGATGGTGTCACTGGTTCATTCTCAGCAGCTTCACAGCAAAAGCTTTTCAAGCTAATTGGTCTTGAGCAAGGTGAGTGGCTTCACAAGAACCTTAAGGTGACCATTGCTAACATTAAGAAGAGCACTACTACCACTAGCGAGTACGGAACTTTCTCAATTATTATTAGACAGCTATCTGATACAGATAACAGTCAGGTAGTTATGGAAAGATTCGACAACCTAAACCTCAACCCAGGTTCAAAAGATTACGTTGCTGCCAGAATTGGTGACCAATACTACAAGTGGGATTCCAGTGATCGTCTTCTAAAGCTTTATGGTGATTACCCTAACCAGTCAAAATACGTCAGAGTATTAATGAATGATGAAGTAGATAACGGGGCAGTAGAGCCAGCGTTGTTACCATTCGGATACTTCGGCCCACCAAGAATGGAAACTGTTACAGTAGCAGGACTTCCAGCAGCACAGTTCTCTAGCCTTTCAGGAAAGATGATCTCTGCCGATAAGTTAGGCTCAGGCCCAGTTCTTTCAGGAAGCACAACAGCAGCAGCTTCAGGCTCTCTATCTGGCTCATTAGTGTTCCCGATTAACCAGTTAAGAGTAAGTGCTTCTGATGCTGGCCTATCTGATGATACAGACGCTTCATTCGGCTTCTTAACAACTAGAGCCCACACTACCGCTAGAAACGATGTCAGTGTTGCTGATATGCACAACATGCTTCTTGTAGGACTTTCTGGTGAAGATGCCGGCACAGCAACTGGAGTTTCCCAATACTCATACGTCTTTACTTTAAATGACATTGTTCTTGGTTCTTCTGGAAGCTACTACACTGATGGAGCCAGAGCCGCTGGAACCGCTGAGGCTGATTACTCAACTATTCTAGCTAGTGTAGATTCATTTACTGCTCCTTTCTGGGGTGGCTTCGATGGAGTTGATATCACCAAGCCAGATCCTTTCTACAACACTGGCATGGACGGCTCAACCGAGACTACTAACTATGCTTACAACACCATCAAGAGAGCAATCGACACTGTTGCGGACCCAGAGTTCATAGATATGAACCTAGCCGTAGTCCCTGGTTTAACTAACAACAACCTAACCGAGCATCTCATTCAGGTCTGTGAGAACAGAGCAGATTCAATGGCCATTATCGACTTAGGCGATGTTTACTACCCAAGACACGAAGTCTACAAGGCTTCTAAGCAGCTAAGAGTTGGGACCAAGACTGCCAGAACTGTTGCTGACGACCTACGAGGCAGAAGAATTAACTCTTCATATGGTGCTACCTTCTATCCTTGGGTTCAAACAAGAGACGAAACAAACGGCAAACTCGTCTGGATTCCACCAAGCGTAGCAATGCTAGGCGTTCTAGCTAGTTCTGCTAAGCAAAGTGAGATTTGGTTTGCTCCTGCTGGCTTCAACAGAGGTGGCCTATCAGACGGTGCTGCTGGTATCCCAATTACCTCAGTATCTAAGAGAGTAACCTCAAAGGAAAGAGATGAGCTTTACGCTGGGAATATCAACCCAATCGCTTCTTTCCCAAGCACAGGAATTGTTCTATTCGGCCAGAAGACTCTTCAGGAGACTCCTTCCGCACTAGATAGAATCAATGTTAGAAGACTAGTCCTATTCCTTAAGAAGCAAATCTCTGTACTATCTACTCAGGTACTATTTGAGCAGAACGTTCAGGATACATGGGATAGATTTGAAGCTCTAGTTGAGCCTCTTCTAGTCAACACAAAGATTAGATTCGGTATCTCTGAGTACAGACTAATCCTTGATGAAACTACCACAACACCCGATGTTATGGATCAGAATGCTATTTATGCCAAGATTATGATTAAACCAGTCAAGGCAATTGAATTTATAGCAATCGACTTTGTTATAGCGTCTCAAGGTGCTTCTTTTGACGACTAAACTATTTAAATTATAATTACAGGAGAAAACAAACAATGCCATTCTGGTCAGCAGATCATACAGCGAATCCAAATCTTAAAGATCCAAAAAGAGCTTTTAGGTTCAAGGTATCTTTCCAAGGAATTAATGACGGAGGACCAGCAGGTGGCGGTCCAATCCTTTGGTATGCTCAGTCCGTTAAGAGACCAAGTTTCAAAATTAGTGAAGTTGGTCACAAGTACTTAAACCACACTTTCTACTACCCCGGTAGGACTGAGTGGGAGACTATTGATTTAACACTTGTAGACCCTGTTAACCCAGATGTTACTGCTACTTTTGCTGATATTATTAGTACTGCTGGCTACAACCCACCACTTGGTCCAAGAGGCGGTGCTGGTTCACCCAACATGACTACCATGTCGAAAGCAAAGGCCGCTAACACTCTCGGAAGAGTAGCAATTATTCAGATGGACTCTAATGGTGACAGAGTTGAAAGATGGGATCTTTGGAATGCTTTTATCACTACCTTCTCACTAAGTGAGTTGAAGTATGACGGTGATGAGCTTTCCACTCTTCAGCTTACACTTAGATACGACTGGGCTAGAGTTAGAACCATGAACAACTCTGTTGCTACTGTTGGCTCCAACGCTAATGATTTTTGGAATGTTTGATTAGACAATCTATGAGAGGTGTTATTTGTCTAGAAATTCAGATAGGTTAGGAGGCCCTGTTCCAGCCTCCGACCCTACTCCACAAGCTGTAGATCAGCTTTTTAACTTTGTTGTTCCAACAGAGTTTATTGACCTTCCATCAAAGGGAAGGTTTTATCCATCGGGACACCCTCTTCATGGTGAAGAGACAATTGAAATTAAGCATATGACAGCTAAAGAAGAAGATATGCTTACTTCTAAAACATTACTTAAGAAAGGTGTAGCTCTTGAAAGAGTCATTGATTCACTAATCGTTGATCGTAGAATCAAAGCAAAGTCGCTTTTAGTAGGAGATAGAAATGCTATCATCATCGGTATTCGTCTTCATGCTTACGGTCCAGAATACAAGACAACAGTAGGCTGCCCTTCTTGTCAAGAGAAGAGTGAATACTCGTTTAGTGTTTCCGAGTCTAACATCTTCTATGGAGAGGAGGTCGAGGAAGTCACAGCAAATGATGACGGTACCTTTACCACAACTCTACCAGTCTTTAAACTATCAACTACTTTCAGACTACTAACTGGCTATGATGAAGACTTGCTTCAGAATAAAAGAAAGGTAGGTTCTGACACTTATGAGACAAATATCTCTTCTATACTTAAGAAGATGTTGGTATCTGTTGAAGGGCACGATGATCCAAGAGCGATAGATAAGCTCATTGAACATATTACTTCAAGAGATTCTAGGCATCTAAGAAATAGCTATAAGAAGGTTGCCCCTAACATTAATTTAACTCAGTTATTTGAATGTGGTAACTGTTCATTTAGTGGGGACCTGGAGGTTCCTCTTAATCCTGAATTTTTTTGGCCTGACCGATAAATATTCAGAAAACGTATATGAACAATTCTTCTTCTTAAAATATCATGGTGGATGGTCTCTAACTGAATCTTATAATCTTCCAGTAGGGCTAAGAAACTGGTTTATGAAGAGACTTATAAAACAGAAAGAAGATGAAAAAGAGGCGATCGAGGAAGCTAGAAATGGTACAAAAGGTGGTAGAGGTGGAAGTCAAGGACTAACTGCTGACAACCAGCCGCCTCCACCACAAGGCTATAATTTCGATACTTGATAAGCAGGGCTGTGCCCTGCTTTTTTTTATCAAACTATTTAAAACTACAAGGAAAAGTATTTAAATGGCTACATTAGACGAACTTATAGCAGCAATGAATAGAATGGCGGCTGAACAAGCAAAGACCAATAGAATACTTTCTGAAGTCGTCAACAACACTCGTAACGATGGTAGCCCCACTAGCACTACTAGCACTATGTCAGCCTCAGAGGCTGCTGCTAGCGACCCTAGTGACTCTGCTTCAATTGAATTATTAAAGCAGCGATTACAGAACGAAAGTGCCATCCTAAGAAGCAAACAAACAGAGCTTAAACAAGCAATCATAGATAAAGATAAAGAAAGAATTTCTGCTTTGAGTGTAGAGGTCGATAAACAACAAAAAATTGAAAATCAAGCTAAAAGGCTTGTTCAAAACTACCAAAATATGGAGGAATTTGGTAAAGACTTTGCCAATAGTATTTCTGATGTGGCCAGAGGAATAATGTCAGGTAATCTAAATCTTCAAAGTATGGGCGGGACTATTAAAGGACTTGCTGAAAAAGGTAAAGACTTAATTGATCTATCGAACCTAGAAGAATTCGATTTTGCCGATCTATCACTACAATTTGAGAACATGGTTAATGGTATAAGTCAAAAAATTATTGATTTAAATATGGAGTTCTATCAAAAGATTATAGACCTTGCTTTGAGATTTGAACAACTTGAAATAAATATTAGAAAGGCT